TATGGAGCATTACCGTGCGATGATAGGTGAGATTCAGGGGATCACCTATTCACTCGAAGAGTTACGCGCCCTGCTAAAAAAGGTTAACTATGACGACGCTTCTAGTCCCTGACCATATCCTCCGGCAGCAGCAAGCCAAGAAAAAAGCTGAAAAAGAAGCCTCCAAAAAACCCGCCACAGAAAGAATCCCGCAGCCCACCGGCTGGCGCATTCTTGTCATGCCTTATCAAGGCAAGGCCAAGACTGAGGGTGGAGTGTACGTTCCCGACCAAGCCAAGGACCGAGAAGCACGTGCCACTGTTGTGGCATATGTGGTGAAGGTTGGCCCGCTTGCCTACAAAGATCAGGACAAATTTGGTCCTGATTCAGCACCGTGGTGCAAAGAGGGCGACTGGGTTTGTATTGGTCGGTACGCCGGATCGCGCTTCCAGATTGAAGGTGGCGAGGTCCGCATCATCAATGACGACGAGGTCATTGCAACCATCATCGACCCCGATGATATCAAGACATACGGAGCCTAGTATGCAAAACAATGTTGCTGAGAAAGAAGAACTTGAAGTCGTAGAGGCTGAAGAACAATCCGTGGATGTTTCACATGAAACATCTGAGCAGCCAGACGTAGTTCAAGAGAAAAATGAAGAGGACGAACTTGAGCAATACTCCGAGTCCGTTCAACGTCGGATATCTAAACTGACGAGTAAGTTTCGCGAAGAAGAGCGTCAAAGAAATGCAGCCATTGAATACGCGGAAGCCGTCAAGCAGCAGAATGAAGAGCTTCGCGCCCGCATAGACAAACTCGACCAGTCTTTTGTCGGCGAGTTTGGTAGCCGTGTTGAGGCGGATGCCGCAGCAGCGAAAGAGTCATACCGTAAAGCGTATGAAGAAGGCAACGCTGACGCGATGTTCGAGGCGCAGCAGCGTATTAGTCGTATCGCACTAGAGCAGGCTCGGTATGAAGAAGCCAAGCGCAGGAACGAAGAGCGCCGAGAACAGCCGGTGGAGGTTGCTCCCGCGCCACAACAACAACAACAACCGGCGCAACCGGATCCGAAAGCAGAGGCATGGGCCGGCAAAAATGAATGGTTTGGTACTGACCAGACCATGACATATGCAGCTTTTGGCATTCATCGACAGCTTATTGAGGACGAGGGGTTTGACCCATCCTCTGATGAGTATTATAGTGAACTTGACAAACGTGTTCGCACGGAGTTTCCGCATAAATTTGCAGAAACAAAACGTGATACTGGACCCAGAGTCGCTTCTGCTGGGTCAACGGCGTCAAAGTCGTCGTCACCAAAGGGGCGCAGAACAGTCAAACTGACTCCTTCGCAGATTGCGATTGCGAAACGATTGAATGTTCCGCTCGAGGAATATGCCAAGTACGTAAAGGAGTAAGTCATGGCGAACAGAAAACCACGCGAAGCAGAGACTCGCGCAAACACCCAGCGGCGCAAGCCCTGGACCCCGCCTTCCAAGTTGGAGGCGCCTGAAGCACCGGCTGGTTATCAGCATCGTTGGGTCAGAACCCACATCCGTGGTGAAGATGACAAGACCAACGTACACTCGAAGCTCCGCGAGGGGTGGGAACCGGTACGTGCTGACGAGTACCCCGACCTTGCAGATCGCTATCCAGTGATCGAGGAAGGCAAGAATGCTGGAGTTATCGGCGTAGGCGGCTTAATGCTGTGCCGGATTCCAGAGGAAACGGTCGAAGAGAGAACTGAATACTATCGGGAGCAGACCCGCAATCAGATGCGTTCCGTTGACGAAAACCTTATGAGGGAACAACATCCCTCGATGCCTATCTACAACGATAGGCAGAGTCGTGTAACTTTCGGAGGAAAAGATTCCTCCTAACCTAATGAGGTAGAGCAATGGCAAATGCCAATGTTGGCTTCGGTATGAAGCCTATTAATACCGCAGGTAGCACACCAGCTACTTCCGGTACTAATGCGTATCACATTAAGTCAAATGCAAGCGCGATTTATCAAGGTTCTCCGGTTATCGCAACTAACGACGGCACTGTTGCTGTCTCCAGTTCTGCTTCCGGTGATACTTTGAAATTTCTTGGCGTGTTTGCTGGCTGTGAGTACGTTTCTTCATCGACTGGTAAGAAAGTCTTTTCAAACTACTGGCCTGGTTCGGGCGCGGACACTAACTTCGACATCATTGCGAATGTGTACGACAACCCGATGCAGCGGTACATTGTTTGTTCAGACGCTAGTCTTACCGACAAGGCGACTGCAATCGCCGCCATTTTCGAGAGCGCAGAGTTCTCGGCTGAGTCCAACAAGGGCGCAGCAGATGGTAGTACAACCACTGGTATCTCGGCTGCACAGCTTGATGTATCGACCGTAGATGCTGCTGATCTTTCGCACCCGCTGAAGATTGTAGGCATCCTCGACGATCCGGAAAACGCTGACTTTACTGCTGCCGGTATTCCACTGATTGTAATGATCAACAACCATGCCCTTACAGCACCTGCCACTGGCGGATCTGCTGAAGGCGCCATCTCGTAAGGAGGGTAGTGAGTTATGGCTATTTCTCGCGCACAACTCGCCAAAGAGCTTGAGCCTGGCCTCAACGCCCTCTTTGGCATGGAATATGGTCGCTACGAGGGCCAGCATGCTGAAATCTTCGATACCGAAGGCTCCGACCGAGCATTCGAAGAAGAGGTCATGCTGTCAGGTTTCGGTGCCGCACCCGTTAAAAACGAAGGCGCTGGAATCTCGTTCGATGACGCAAACGAGGCGTATACTGCACGGTATACCCACGAGACCGTCGCAATGGGTTTCTCGATCACCGAGGAAGCTGTTGAGGACAACCTCTACGACCGTCTGGCATCTCGCTACACCCGTGCCCTCGCTCGTTCGATGGCACACACCAAGCAGGTTAAGGCCGCATCCGTCCTTAACAACGCTTTCACCGCAGGCGCAACTGCCGGCGGCGACGGTGTAGCACTCTGTGATGCTTCACACCCACTCACCAGTGGTGGTACTTTCAACAATGAGCCGTCCACTGCGGCTGACCTTAACGAGACTTCTCTCGAAGACGCACTGATCAGCATCGCTGGTTTTGTCGATGAGCGTGGTCTGGTTATCGCACTGCGTGGCATGAAGCTGATCATTCCGCGTCAGCTACAGTTCATTGCTGAACGCCTGCTGGTGTCTAACCTTCGTGTTGGAACCGCCGACAACGATGTCAATGCTCTGAAGAGCATGGGCATGCTGCCGGAGGGTTACGTAGTCAACGACTACCTGACCGACACGGATGCGTTCTTCATTAAGACGGACGCCCCGAACGGCCTCAAGCACTTCGAGCGTATGCCTCTGGCAACCAACATGGATCCGGACTTCGACACCGGCAACATGCGGTTCAAGGCTCGTGAGCGTTATTCGTTCGGCTTCTCAGACCCGCGTTGCGTATTCGGTTCACCCGGAGCGTAACGAAGGGGAAAATTCCTCCCCGACTGGGGGCCGCGATTGCGGCCCCCTTTTTTTTCAGGTACTATGTCCTAGTACCTGACAGACCTATTGGAGGTCTGACACTTGCCACGACAGGAGTACAACATGGCAAAGACAACCTTTTCGGGTCCGGTTCGGTCCCAGCGCGGGTTCACCGCACAGGGTGCTAATGCGATGGTTAACATCACCGCAGAGACCACTCTTACCTATGACGATCACGTTGGCCGCATCATCAAGGTGAATGACGCTGACGGCGCGATCACTCTCCCAACTATTTCAACTGACACGCTTGGCGCGCGGTACACATTCTATGTGGGCACCGACTGCTCCGACTGTGACATTAAAACCGATGGCACTGATAAATACGTTGGGTCACTTGAAGTTAGGGGCGACAGTGACGCTTCCTCAACTTTTGTACCGGGTTCGTCTAACGATGTGATTTCGATGAATGGAACCACAACTGGTGGCGACAAGGGATCTTATGTTGAGATCACCGCAATCGAAGACAATGTATACCTTGTGCAGGGCGTTCTTGTAGGATCCGGCAGCGCGGCAACACCGTTCGCCGATAGCTAATAGGAGGCTGCGATGGCAAGCTCCATTATTGCTAAAACAGCGACATCCACAGGCAGCTTGATTGGCGGTAGAACTCGTCTCAAGTCGTTTGTTGTTCGGAGTGCCGGCAGTGGTAGTCCTGCCGCTGTCTTCAGAAGTGGCGGTGCAGCCGGCACAACTCTGTTGACCATGACGTTTGTGGCAGGTGATGACACGCAGATTACAATTCCGGATCATGGAATTATTTTTGAAGACGGCTGTCACGTCACGCTCACAAACGTAGATGCGATCACCGCGTTCTTTGGCTAGTCGTCATGGCGGCTAAACGAAAAAAGAAATCGGTGAGCCTATCAGTGAAGCGGGGGGAAAAGCTCCCCGCTTCAAAAGGCGCTGGCCTAACTGCCAAGGGCCGGTCCAAATACAATCGAGCTACAGGGTCAAAGCTGAAAGCTCCGCAGCCTGGTGGCGGCAAGAGACGCACGTCTTACTGTGCGCGGTCTAAAGGCCAAATGAAAATGCACAACATCAACTGTAAGAAGACGCCGAAGAAGCGTATTTGCGCGGCGCGTCGGAGATGGAAATGCTAGATGAAAAGACCTTGGTTAAAACCATGTTTGTTGGTCTTAGCGGGGTGGCTCTTTCTCTTGTGGTTTGGATCCTCACGACATTGATCGAGGTGGACAAGCGCACGGCTGTGATAGCGACAAAGGTTGATTCCAACCACGCGATGCTGACACCACTGTGGGAAGATTTTATCAGGAGAAAAGACGATGGCGATCTCGCGTGGACAACTCGCAAACCAAATTTCCAAACCACCGCAAAAGCGGAGAAATGAAGTGAGCAAAAAAGATGCATGCTATCGCAAAGTTAAGGCAAGATATAAGGTTTTCCCGTCGGCGTACGCAAGCGGGGCCATCGCCAAGTGCCGTAAGGTCGGAGCCGCAAACTGGGGTAACAAGACCAAAAAAGCTGCTGGCGGAATCCACGAGCAAAAAGCCAAACGGCCCTTCCGAGGCAACCTAGACTCGAATCAAGTAGTTGCTCGAGGTTGCGGCGGGGTTATGAACGGACGGCGAAAGAAAACTCGCTGCACCTAGTGATGATCCATGCATTTTTGTTGTTTGTTTTTGTTGGAATAGGAGAAGAGAAGAAGCTGGAAAGTAACGACATGTACTTTCGGGATGTTAATGAATGTACTTATTTTGCTAGGCAGCTTCATAAACAAGGGCAGAAAATCACCGCTTATTGTGTGCCCCGGCTGGTTGATAAGGATACGAGGGTGTACTGATGTTAGCAGAATTGGCGGCGGCAAATGCAGCTTTCGCAGTAATCAAGCAAGCTGTTGCCAACGGCAAAGACATAGCCGCTGCCGGCAGCGCGATTGCTGATTTCGTCGGGGCAAAGGAGAAACTTCAAAACAAGGCACAGAAGAAGGGCAACGGGTCAGATCTTGAAGAATTTATGGCGCTGGAACAAATCCGGCAACGGGAAGACGAATTAAAACAGTTTATGATTTATGCTGGGCGCCCCGGATTATGGGGGGACTGGCAGCGTTTTCAGGCAAAGGCTAGGGTAGCTAGGCGAGAGGCGGAACAAGAGCGTATAAGAAAACGCAAGCATCACTTTGAAGTAGCGATCATCACGTTTCTTTTGATTGTGTTTGCTGGTATTTTAGGTTCGATTGTCCTGTTAGTGTTGCATACCCAAGGTAGGCTTTAATGGCAGTAAGAAAGACGAAAAAAGGTGCGGCTCTCAAGCGGTGGTTCAAAGAAGACTGGAAAGACGTACGGACGGGCAAACCGTGTGGGCGCCGCAAGGGTGAAAAACGGGGTACTCCATATTGTCGCCCCTCTAAAAGGGTTTCCTCGAAAACTCCTAAAACAGCCTCCGAAATGACAGCCGCTGAAAAGCGTAGTAGGATTAGTCAGAAGAAGCGTTTAGGCCAACCCGCCGGCAAGCCCCGGCGTGTAAAATCAGTAAGGAGAAAAAAACGTGGCTAAGAAATTTCCAGACCTTAACAAGGATGGCAAGGTCACCAAGGCTGATATTTTGAAAGGCCGGGGTGTTCCGGGTTTTAAGCACGGGGGCGCTATGTGTTCGCCGCGTAAGGAAGCCGCTGGTGCCATGACAATGCCGACTCGTAATGCAACTGGCACGAATACTTGAAGATTGGATTCTTGACGAGCTATGCAAGCCGGACGAGTTTGTAAACGGTAACGCGCTCTGTCCTTTTGCTCGAAATGCATGGTTGTCTGAAAAGGTTAAGACGCGAGAAGAAGTTGGTGATATTTGGGATGCGGTGTACGAGGAGATCACCACGTTTGACGACACATATCAAGTAGTTGTGTGTGGT